GCTAATGCAGAAGCCACATCAGATGAACATAGGATAAAGTTACCTTTTCCTCTACGTGTTTGTTTTGCGATTACATTAGATTCACGTTCGATCTGCATAATCAGACCTTTGAACTTCTCTACTGACCAACGACCATCTGCATCTGTTGATAAATCAAAGATACCTTGGATACCGACGTTAGTTGATAATGCACCAGTTTTAGCTTGGCTGTTGATTGAGCGAATTACTTCACGGTTAATCTCAGCTAAGATTTCTGTTGACAAGATGTTAGCTAATTCAGTTTCAGCGTCTAAGCCGTGAATTGCTTTCAAGTCTTGTGCAAGCTCTAATGAGTATTCAGCTTTCAAAGCGCGTGATTTTGCAGTCACAGTAGCTTTTTCAATTGTGAAACCCATTTCATTGAAAGTAGAAGATGTGTTACCTAACGCTTCAGCATCGGCTGTTGGCATACCGCCACCGAATGTTGGACCTGTACGGTCATTGTCGATTGAGCTATCACTATTCGAGTCTGTAAGACCGCTCAAGCCTGATGCAGAAGCACTTTGTGCCGCAGATGAGTCACCAGAGAATGTTGTGTCTGCTTCATTGAATAAAGCTTCTGTTGAACCAGTTGTACCGGCTGTATAACGTGACTTCATTGCAAAGATCAAGCCTGTTGGACCTGTCATTGGTTGCACGCCGCATAAATCGTATGCGATCATGTTTGGCATTGAGCGACGTACTAAAGAAATTAGTACCGGATCCCAATTAGCTGCAGAAGACGCAACGTTGTTTGGTGTTTCTGCTAAAAACCCTGATTGAGACCGCTCTTCATTTAGTGCGATTTCTTGGTTTTCTAAAGTGACAGCAGTAACCGAACGGCGATGCTTGTCTTTGATTGAAGGCGCAGATTCTTCATTAAGAACCGGTGCCCATTTTTTGACTAAACTGTCGTATGATTCCATCATTGGATATATTCCTGTAAATTAAATTATTGAGTTGATTTGATTGCGGCAACATAACGCTGCATTGATTCTGATAACTCTACCTGAGTAGTTGTGTCATCTTCAATCAATTCTTCGCTTGTTGTAGCTTTTTTGGCAAAGACAGATTCTTTGATGGTTGCAACTTTATTTGCAAATTCATCATCGAAATCGTAACCTTCGACCATAGTGCGTAATTTGTCAACTTGTGTTTCAGCTAAATCACCTGACGCTTCACGGATAACCGCTTCACGTAAATGGTGTGCAACTTCAGCTTTAGATGCAAGTAATTGCTCTGTAGCCTCGTTTAATTTTTCTGATAAAGTATCAACATTTTCTGCAAGTTCATCTACTAGATCAACTTTGGCTTCTGGGACGTCTACATAAGACTCAGTGAACAAGGTCTTTAAACCTGCCATAAAGTCTTCTGCTATTTCCGCACGGAGACCTGATTGGATTGCCAATTGGTTCTCTTCTACCCAAGTTTCAACAACGTAGTTGAGATAGCTATCAACTTTTTCAGTAAGATCTGCTTTATGGGCAGTTATTTCTTCATCAAGTTGAGTGGCATATGATTCTTCCAAACGATCAACTTCTTCTGCAAGCTTTGCTTTCACATTAGCTTCAAAGATAATAGTTGCTTTAGCTTTAAACTCTTCTGAAAGAGTAGCCTCAGATTCTACTAATGAGTTAAGTTCGTCATGGAAGTCTACTTGTAAATCTGCAGCTTCTGTGGCCATCGCTTTGTCCATCTTTTCAGGTTTATCTGAATTTGATTTATCACCCTTGCGCTTTTTAGCTTTAGGGCTTTTGCCTTCTGCGGATTTGATTGAAGCTATTGAGGCTTCTTCTGCGTTTTTTGGATCGTGAGCTTCTTCGATTTCATTCTCGTCGAGCACCACATCCTGGTCTTGCATTTGATCAGTCATGTATGACTCCTAATAAGTTATATTTTTCAGTTCCGAGAGGAAATTCTTAAACTCACGAGTCTGTACCTCATAGAGGTCAGCACGTGAAGCCTTTTTAATTTCAGTCTCCATTTTTTCAATTACTTGAGATTCAATAATACCGTTGTTCCAAATCCACTCCACACCTTCCATAATTCCATTGACAAAAGCCGTTGGAGCTGAAGGATCCTGTACAATATCAACTGTACTAAGAATGAAGTCGTCTTTGACATACATTGCGCCGTTACGATTCTCAAGACTACCCATACCACGAGTTGACACACCTAGTTGAACGCCGCCATCAAGTAGACCTTTTACAATCTTCCCCATAGGAGTTTCCAATATGCGTGCTTTTCCTACAACATCATTTCCATTCCAATCAAGGCTTTCTATGATGTGTGAAACTTTATCAAGATTTACAGTGGGACCTTCTGGATGATTGAGTTCTCCAACTGCGCGTCTTGTTTTTACTTGTTCTTTAACATACTTATTAACGGCTGATTCCATGATCTTCCGTGGATAAATACGTCCATTTCTATTCTTTGATTCTGATTGCATAAAGACACCTTCAATAAAGTGGTTTTTACCACCATCTTCTTTGGCTTCTGAAAAACATTCAAGATTGTTATCTGTATATTCTGCAATCAGTTTCATTCTATTTACCTGTCTTTAATTGTTTAATGAACTCTTTAGCCATCTTTTCAGCAGTCTTCTGATTAGGAAAACTGTCAAACTTGTCGCCGTCTATAGATACGTCTACCATACCTTTTTTATTAGATGTGAATACAACAGGGTACCCATTAATCTTTTTAGTTTTGGATTTAAGTCCAGCTTTTAGTTCTTTTAGAGTTTTCATTGTAATCTCGTTTAGTTATCTTTATTTATACAAAAAAGAATTTGTAACTTAATTTTTTTCTAATCTTCATCGTCATCATCGTCATCATCGTCAAAATCTTCCTCTGTTTCATCATCGTCATCATCATCATCTATTTCTAAATCTTCAGGATCAACATCATTTATATCGTCTTCATCATCTGGTAATTCTCCAAACATATGTGATGCCGCAACGATTTTTTGTTGTTCTAAAGCGTCTCCGATGCGTTGACCCATCATTTGTTCAAAGCTACCTTCTGCTGCATTAAAATCTTTATTTACGATATTGTCTATAAAATCTTCTGTACTCATTATAATCACCTTTGTTTATTCGTCTTCTTTTTCATCAGACTGATTACTATTGTTTACTTCTTTATCTTCATCTTCTTTATCTTGTGGCTCTTCAACTTCACCTGCTTTTACTTCAGCACCAATTTGATCGCCCATTTCTTTAATCTGCTTTTCATCAAAGTGAAGAACATTTTTCATAATCCATTCTTTAGAGAAGTATTCACCAGCATATGATTGAACTTCATTCAATATACTTAAGCGTCCCTGTAGAATTTCTGCTTCTTTCAATTCTGTAAAGTGATTGTCACGAACAAAATCAATATTGATATTAGATTTCCAATTTTCCCAATCTTCTTCTACTATAATTTGTTTTAAAAGTAGTTGCTTCTTTAATATATTTAAGAACAAAGTAGAAAAACGACGACGTATTTTGTCGATAAACTTTTGGAATTTAAGTTCTTCTCTGCTTATTTCAGACGATCTACCTAATTGGAAAGTAGATTCTTGCTCTAACCTTTGTACGGGAACATTTAATGCACGATACAATTTCTTTTGAAAGTAAATAATGTCTTCAATTTGACCTAGATTATCACCACCAGGCAGTGTGCTAATTTCCGTACCTTTACCACCCTCACGACGCGGAAGCCAAAAATCTTCTAACATAGACATATGTTTGCGATCATCTTTGACTTCACCAGTGCTTGCATCATAGACAATTTTGTTCTTATAACGAGCCATGATGTTTTTCATATATTCTTCGGCTTTACCACGCGGTAGGTTACCAACATCAACATAGAATATTCTGCGTTCAGGTGCACGCGCCAAACGATAGATGACCAATGAGTCTTCCATCATTCTTAATTGATTAATAGGCTTTAATGCCTTATGTAGATAAGATACCACTTTTTTGCGACGTTCATCAAGCAATCCAGATGTTACATAGCTTATTGCATCTACACTTATTTTAACAACGTTTCCAGTAGTCTTTCCAGGCTTGTCTTCATAGACGAAAAATTCATTTACTTTCTCTACAACATCAGCATTAGTAAGACTATCTTTCTTTTTCTTAATTTCTTTTACTTTGCGAATTTTAGTCGCATCAATAGGACGAATTTCTTGTATTCCGCCTTTTAAGTTTTCTTCATTTACGACTAGGTGATGAACTATTCTTCCGTCAACATACCAACGTTTAAACATATCAGAACCTAAATCTGAAAAGTTTAACATAGAAACAATTTGATCAAATTCATTAAAGATTTGTTTCTTAACTTTTTCACTCATACCTTTGATTTTATCAAGGTTTACTTTGACAGGAGCTTCAAGTTCAGATACGCTTATCGCTTCATTACAGATCTCGTCAATTGCCATATCCACTTCTGGATGCATACCAACTGCCCTATATCTTTGTACTAACTCTACTGAGCCTTTCGCGTTGTCCCCTTCAAAATCAATGTACTGACCTGTATGTGAACCAGATGCAGTTACATAACCAGCACCATCATCGTCGATAGGTGGTACAATTGAGGGTAACTTTATTTTAGCCTGTGCATTTTTTTCTGCTTTACGCAGTTCAAAACCAAATAATTTAACTATTGGACCAGCCATAATATATCCTTCTAAGTGTAATTAAAGAGGGGCAAGTTAATCACCCCTCTAATATCTTTATTTATAATAGTTTTTTAGCTAGTTACGCCAGCTGCTTCCCAATACTGTACTTGGAATTCAACTTGGAATTCCTCAATAACATCAGTAGATCCATAACTAAGATCTATTGGTGTTATATTTGTAGGAAAACAACCACGGAAGTTGTACGTCTTAAGTGATGAACCATCTTTATCAAGTTGTTCAACAATAAGATCTGCTGAATAATCATTTACGTTTGTCAAGCCAGTGTTTGCTTGATGATTATTCATACCATTCATCCAACGTTCCATTGAGTCGCGTATAGCAAAGTCTGTATCATTAATAATAGTCGGTGACCATACATCAAATGTACGATCTCCAGCCATTTTTACCTGTCGTCCACGAAATGGCACTATGATAGTACCAAGTATAGACCCAGGAAGTTGTGCCGCTGAACATAAGAATGATGTAATTTCTACATCACCTTGTGCATAAGCAGGAAAGTTTATGGTCGCTTTGAATAGATTTGGTCTAGCTCCGCCACCTCTTAGTTTTGACTTAAAGTCATCAACGCCTAATATTGCCATTTTTTAATATCTCCCTTAGACCGTGCCAACAACTTCTTCGAAGTCTACACCAGTTCTAACAGCTACGAAATTTAGTGTAACGTAGTTGATTGAACGTGCAGGCTTGATGAAGATATTTGCTATGAATTCATTTCTATCTATAACGGCTGCGGAGTTATTTGATTCGTCACAAACAACACGGAAATCTGTAATACCGCGACGACCTTGGATTTCTCTCAAGAAAGGTTCTACGATGTTTACAAATTCTGCACGTGTAAATTCGTCATTGAATTCAAACATAACATTTCTTGCAGCAATTGCAATTGCTCTTTCCATAGTCAGGAACAAGCGACGAACGTTGATACGATCAAAAGCTGATGGTCTGGCTAAGAATGTTTTATCACCAAATAACAATACGCCTTGACCAGGAATATTTGCAACTGGATTAACACCAGCTTTATATAGTGTGTCTCGTTCTGCTTTAGTCGGAGAATATGTTAAGGCAGTTATACCTAAAACTGAACCACGTCTTTGACCAGCTGGTGAAAACCAAGGTGCCGCTTGAAGATCAGATGATGCCATAATACCCGCAACCGACGATGCGTCTGGAATTTGGATATATTGGTCATTATACTTGTCATATACTTTAAGATAGTTGTTTGAAACTACCAAGTAAGACGATCTTGTAAACGTGTCCGTTGTTACGATTGAAGTTACAACAGGTGTTGATGCGTTCACAACTGCGGCTCTATTAGGTGATGCCACTACCAGACAATCTTTACGTGTAGTTCCAGCAATTACAATCATGTTATTAACAACAGTTGTCATATCAGATTGTGCTGACATACCAGGAGCGATTAAGAAGTCAACAGTAATTGTGTCAACGTCACTAAACAATGCCATACCTGTGCCATACTGTGTTGGAGTAAGTGTGCCTGAATCAGTACCGCCAGTTAGACTAGATGTTATTGGAGCAGTAGCAGATGCTTGATATGTTGTACCTTGAGCAGCGTTACCAGCATTAGTCAGTGCAGCTAATGTGCCTTCAAAAGTTGCAAGGTAAACATATTTAGATGCGCTATTAATTACGTCTTTAACATAATTAGAAGATCCGTCTGGAGATTTTGCATCAGATGCAAGAGAAACAAATGCGTAACGTTCTAGTATAGTACCAGGAGTTCCTGTAAATAAACCGTCCTCATCTATAACCGCAACGTGTACTTCATCATTTACAGCACTTCTTGCTAACGCATAATCGGATGTTATTGGTGCTGAATCAAAAGCCCCTCTTTGACCCCATACTGAAAAGTATGTGCCACTTGAATCTGAGCCTGCTGGACATAAAGAAACTCTCAAAGAGTTACCTAGTGCGCCTGGGTATCTTGCAATCCAACCACCAGCGTTTGTGTCACCAGAGTCAGAACCAAACGTAGTTGATAATGAGTCGAAGTGCTCTTCTTCCCTTACAAGTAAAGATAGCCCTGCGGAGTTTGCATTATATGCTGCCGACGTAGCTTCTCGTACCACTTGTAGAGAACTTGAATATTTTAAATAGTATGCGGCAGACAGAAAGTCTACAGCATTAGTAGATGACGGGGAGGCGAATGTCGCCGCAAGATTAGCTTCTGTATCTATCAGAGTAGCTTTTCTAACTGGTCCCCATCTAAAATCGCCTACAAATGCGCCTGTTGTCGATTGTACGTTTGGCACTACGCCAGTTAAATCAACTTCTTTGACCACAATTGCTGGGGATTCTGATGGACTGAATATTGCCATGTATAGATCCTTTTCAGATATTTATTAATAAGTTTTCATAATACGAGTTCTTTATCATTATGTATATTTATAACATTTTAATATTGTCCAAATGCCCACTTCTTTTCGTGACAATGATAACATATTTTACATGGTTCTGTGTAATTATTTGTTCTTTCAGCATAATACGTACATGACCAACTTTCTTTAATATATCTTTCAGGTAAATTTAATTGTTTAAACAAAAGAGCTATATCTCGTTTGTCCATATGAGCAAAAGGTCTATAGGTTTTTGCACCAGTTGCATGATGTATTTGATATATAGCATTAGTCTTATCCACTCTCTTTTCATCTTTATACATATCGCCCCAACTATTAACAATATCCCAAGAAGGTAGCGCAGTAAGACCAGTTATAATTATTTTTAAATCCTTGTACTTTTCATACATTTTCTTATCAAAAATACCATGAACTTCATGTTGTTCATTAATACCGTCCTCTTCCCAATGAAATACTTCAATTTCTTTTATATCAAGATTTGGGTGTTTAATTCTTGCATCAGATAAAATATTTTTGGTGATAGATGCAGTGTTTGTCACTCTACTACCAATAGATTGCATAGGGAGAATAGAGACATTTGGAGATATTATATCACATATATAAAATAATAAAACCAATGAATCTAATCCACCAGAAATACCAACACCAACCATTCCAGAATCAGGTAAATCCATAATTTAAAATCCCATATTCACCTTAACGTCTTTATCAATTTTCCATACACCTATGTCTTCTTCTAGTATATTACTTTCGTCGTCTTGACCATCGTTTATAAACCCGAATGGCACTAAATCGTTTTCAATCTCTTTCATGCGTTGTTCAAACATCATTTCTTTTAGATTAACATCAGTAAGTTCTTCAAAATTATTACCCACGGCAAAATATCCAAACAACACTAGGTTCATCATTAAGTCGTCATGGTTTCCTTCTGATGCTTCATATGATGAACCTCTAGCTACAAAAGTTGACATCTCTAATATAGTTTGAGGGTCTACAATATCTAACTTTCCGTGTTCAATAATGTCTTTAATTGCAGAACAACCAATGCGTTTTGTTTTCCTATTCATCTCTACACCAATGCGATCAGCCCTTATTAGAGAATCCATATGAAGGTTTTCATACTCTAAGTCATTATATAGACCGTTACAAACTAATGAACCTTGATCGTTAGCCTCAATAATAGTATAAGCCTCATTGTAGAGATTTGCATACTTATAAATAATTGTGGGGTAGAGGATAGGTGAAATAGTATTACAGCGATAAACAGCAACCTGTTTAAAAGGTCTTTGGCTAATATCGATCAAATTAAATGTGCTATAGTCCAGTCCTCTACCTTTTGATACATCAACTAGCATTATGTAACTATGTTTGGGATCAGGACTTTCATACATTAAAAGACTACCACCTTCTAACACTTGTATATGAGGTTTAGCTCGTTGTTCTAATAGATGTTCTGCTGAAATTAAAGTAGCACCCGTACCAAAAAAAGTGTTACCAAATTCTTGATCAAATTGTAATTGGCTTGTATTACCAATAGTCTTGTCTTTCCATTTTTCATCACGACCAGGAACGTCCCACCAATCAACTCTGAATGGCACAAATTCATTTGCGTTCTGCATAGCACCTTCCCAAATTTTATGGAACATATTACCTATACCATTAGCAGTAGAAGTGATAATAATCTTTGTGTCTTTACCGGATGAAACAACTGGATATGTAGATGTGTAAAATTCTGCGGCACGTTCAACAAATGCAAACTCGTCTAAGTATAACAGGTTAACAGACATACCACGAATCGAGCTACCACTAGTTGCGGCTGCAACAATTCTGCTTAAATTAGAAAATTCTAAAGAACCTTTATTTAAAGCCTTTGTTCCTGGTTGTAAAAAGAAAGGTAAATTTTCTAACATCAAAGTAACTCTTGCCAACATTTCACGCGCAGTAGCACCTTTGTTTGCCAAAACAGCAACAGTTTTCTCGGCATGAAATATTGCATACCATAACAAGTAAGCAACAGAACTTATTGATTTTCCAGACTGTCTACAGGCAAGTACAATAGAAAATCTATTATTTTGAAAATGACTAAACATTTCTTCTTGATACGGATACAAATCAAATGGAACAAGTCCTCTATCTAGGCTAATAACCTTACAATACGTTCTTGCAAAATAAGAAGCATCGTGCATACACTTAGCATACTCTTTGACTTGCTGTTCAGACCATTCTTGCACAACGTTGTCAGCTTTAACTTGTCTATTACCATTATAACTTTTACCCGTATCCATCACAATAGTCATTATCAATCCTTGTCTGGTAGTATGTCTATAACATCATCATCTTTTTTATGTAAATCTAATAACATTTTTTGTATATCTGTAGTAGAACCAACTATTAAATTATTAGTTGTTCTATCAGTCGGAGTATCAGAAATATCTTTTTTCTTAATATCCTTTTTCTTTTTGTGTAGATCTAATAGATTGCTGTTGACATCTGCCATTGTTTTCATTAAGCCAGAGAGGACTTCAAATGCACGAGGGTGTTCTGTTGATCTTGCAACTTCTATCATATCCTCTAAGGCCGCTGAACCTTTTACTAGGATGTCGTGATAAGTTTGTCTTGCATATTCAAAATCATTATTTACATTATCAGATGAATCAATCATGCGCTATCTAAAGCTCCATAGAATGTTGTCGTAAATCCGTAATCACTATCTGGACTTGCCGATGCTGGGTCAGGTACTACTCTGATTGTTGAAACTAACTCATCAGAGTCCTTTATACCACTATTTATAGTGTGTAATTTCATGTCTGCTTGACGTATAATCTTACCAGTCGTAACAGGACCATAGAAATTAATTTTCATTTCAAAGTCTAAAGTGTAAAGAATACTACGTCTTTGCTCTAAAGCACCTTCATAGTCGTCTGTGAATGAAACACTCTGCAAAGAAATAGGGCTGTCTTCTAATATATCTTCACCTGCAATAGGCTTTATTGTTAAAGTATATTGTGGAGCAAAGTAAGGAACAATCTGTTCAACTATTTGTAAAGCATCGTCTTGAGACTTTGCATAGATGTTTAATTGAAAGTTTATATTATAAGGTACTGGAGTTTTAACTTTGTTTCTATCGTAAACACTAGTGCCTGTAGTGTTAAATTGATTCACCTTGCTTAATTGTCTGGCTGGGTCATAAACAATATTAACAATTTCGAAAGATATGCGAGGGAGTTTAATAGCTAACTGTCTTTCAGCGTCTTCACCATTAGTCTGTGATCTAAGACGTTCGATAAAATCTCGTTTAGGTGCATATGATAATGGTACTTTGACTTGACTTATTACTGCACCAGCAGAGTTCTTACGTAGTACATGCAAGTTATTAAACAGACTACCAAACACGGCAACCGATTTACGGATTCTTTGATGATAGAAATATGTGCCAAACATTATTTAAGTCTCCACGTCGCCAAATGGGTTGCTTTCAGAAAAGTCTAAGAAGCCACCAGCTATGGTTTTAAAATCAATATTTTGTTCATCATCAGATATTTTATTATCTTCTACAACACCGTTAGCTTGTATTACACCTGTTGCACCTGATGTTAGACCTGTGATTGTTTTAGATTCAAGAAATTCTCGGAACGTACCATCTGTAGAACCAATATGAGCCAAAGATAATACGCTATCAGAATCAGTATCAAAGTTAGCTGCTGGTACAAATGCAACGACTTCGCCTTTCATAAATATTCCAAGATCGCTATCAAGTGTTTGTGAAACTTCTTCACCAATTTGAAAGCGAGTTGCGTTTGATGATTCTTGATGTAATGTAAGATCTATTTGATAGGCACTATTCTTTTCAATATCGTCAATAGCTTTGACACCTGTATCAAAGTCTTCATCATTGTATTCGAATAGAGAACAACGCATTTTAAATGTTGGTAAATTTTTAAGCTGATAAAAAGGGGATTCGTCTTCTACCTTTTGAATTTCGAAAGTAGAGTTTGACATAGGTAAATGTATTAAATCACCTTCTCTAGGTCTATAGAAAGAAATATCATTCTTACCGACTAGCTGATCGAACCTACGTCGCGCAACAACAAAGGTTGCTTCATCTCTTATCTCAACACCGAATTTTGAAAACAAATCTCTTTCACCATCAAAACCCTCTAAGTTTTCAATATACATTTCAATCTTATGAGATTTTTTAAATTTAGAAACAGAATCGTCACCAAATATACGATCTTCATTTACTAATTCACGAGGAATATAGAAAACGTCTTGACCATACATTTGTAGAGACTCAATTATTATGTCTTCATATAATGTCTGTTCGCTTTTAACGCCGACATTGAAGTATGCATTGGTTGCCATATTATCCTACAAAGAAATCTGGTGGAAATTCGTGTTCTAGTCGCATCGTTTCTTTTAGTGTTGCAATTTCGGCAGTAGCATCATCATAAAGTTGTCTACCATTAAGAAGAACGCCTCCTGGAAGTTGCATACCTTCAAACTTGATTAAATTTGCACCCCATTGTTGTTTTATCAACTGTGTAGTAAGGTCTTTTACAAATCTATCATTATAGACTGATGTGAAAGTTTCTGGGTTAATTATGCTATCTGTTTCAAGAACTACATAATCACCAGCTTTAATAGATTCGTCATTCATGTTACTAAACCACTTTAGACGATTCTGGTGTCTGCGGAAATTCACCTGTGGTGTACCAGTTAATTGACTTTCTAGTAAAGATAGATATTGTTGCATCTGTGTAAAGTAACCAAGATCACCTATAAAACTTCCTTGGTTTGCTACATCTTGTAGCATTAATTGATATTTAATACTAAAAAAGTTTCTTGAGACTGATGCACCAGTTTGTACTGGTAATGCTTTTATAACATACAATATATCGGTAGGTAAAGTTATATATTCGTTTGTAATATCCGTCTCAGTCATTAAGTGGACATGAAAACCTCTTGATACCGCATCGGAATGAAACTCTGCATAATACTGTAGAGCGTCGTCTATACGATCATCTATTTGATCCTCATCTACATTAATTTCAATGACAGGAGCACCCAACCTACGGAGAGCGTGGTCTTGTAATTGTACTCTGCTTGTAACAATAGACATTAAAAATAATCCTCTTTAACATATTTATATTAGTTTAATAGCGTGCCAGAAGAATTATATACATTAATTCTATAGTAAGAAGCCGATTGCCCGTCCAAAGTACCAGCATTAACACCACTTGAACCATTAACATCAACTGTTTTAAGAGCCGATAGTATTTGTGCCGCTGATTGATCAGCAGTAGCACCTGTTTCAATACCATTTAACTTAGAATGATCTGCCGATGTGAAGTTGATTTCTGATAATCCACCATCACCAACAGAGTAAGTTGTATTAGTGTCTGTTGGTGTTGCCCAAGTAAACGTGCCATCACCATCAGATCTTAAGAATTGAGATGTACTACCATTGCCTGTTACCTTTAAGTTACCGGCATCTACAACATTGTCAGCTATAGTCAAAGCACCAGAACCTGTTACTTCACCTGTATGTGTTGCGTTAGTGACTGTGTTGTTAGCATTAGTAGCACCAGTATAACCTAAGTTAGCTAATGTAAGTGTTCTAGTAGCTACTGTAGCATTTGCATCAGTAACATGTCCTAGTGTATCTGTTGTGATATTGAAATCTAAGTCGGATATAACTGTAGCACCTGTTAATGCGCCTGTGTCTATAGAAGCATCATCACCTGGGTGTGTTGGGTGTGAATAGTTATTAGCTGATGCGGCTATACCATCTAGTTTAGAGTGATCTGCGTCTGTAAAGTTATTCTGTGTTAAGCCACCGTCCCCAACAGAGTAAGTTGTATTAGTATCCGTTGGTGTAGCCCAAGTGAATGTCCCATCACCATCTGAACGCAAGAATTGTGATGTTGTACCATTACCTGTCACTTTTAGATTACCAGCATCTACGACATCAGCTGCTATAGTCAAAGCACCAGAACCTGTTACTTCACCTGTATGTGTTGCGTTTCCTACAGTATTAGTAGCACCCGAAGCAATACCGTCTAACTTAGCACCATCAGTAGCTACGTCACGACCATCAAAGGTAGAGTTAGTAGTAATAGCACCTGTCATAGCACCACCAGAAAGAGGTAACTTAGTAGCCAAAGCAGTGGTTAATGTAGAGTTATAGTTAGCATCATCATTGATAGCTGCCGCTAGTTCGTTCAAGTCGTTGAGTGTGCTTGGTGCGCCACCAATTAAAGTTGTAATCTTACTTGTAACATATTCTGTTGTAGCTATTTTAGTGCTATTGTTTGATTCAGCTTGTGTTGTTGCTGTATCCAAACGAGCCGCCGCTATTGTTCCCGTTAAGTTTGCGGCTGGCAAATCAATCCCTAGACCTTCTATGTCTGATTTAGTTTGATCCGCAGTAGCATTAGCTTCTATTCCATCTAGCTTTGTATTATCTGCTGATGTAAAATTAATTTCTGATAATCCACCATCACCAACACTGTAAGTAGTGTTAGTATCCGTTGAGCTTATTGTACCATCTGAAGCTATAGCAACATTTGTACCAGCAGTCAAAGCGGCTACAACATTTGTGGTATCCGTTACATCTGCGCTTGCTTCTATTGCATTAAGCTTAGAATGATCTGAATCGGTAAACACATTGCTGTTAGTTGCACTTTCTACTAAAGCTCTTATTTCTGCGGCAGTTTGATCTGCGGTAGCACTCGCTTCTATTGCATTAAGTTTGGTATGATCTGCGTCTGTAAATGCATTAGTGTCTGCCTCTGCTTCATAAGCAACTTTTATTTGTGCACCTGTCTGGTCTGCGGTAGCACTTGCCTCTATACCGTCTAATTTAGAATGATCTGCGTCTGTAAATGCGTTTGTATTCGAGTTATTTTCATAGGCTGTCTTTATTTCAGCATCACTTTGGTCAGCAGTAGCACTCGCTTCTATACCATCAAGTTTGGTATGATCTGCGTCTGTGAATACATTACTGTTAGTTGCAGATTCAACTAAAGCTCTTATCTCTGCATTTGTTTGATCAGCAGTAGCACTTGATTCTATACCGTCTAGTTTAGTTTTGAGTGCGGCAACGTCTGCACCATCAACTGTTCCTGATACTGTAAGATTTCCAACACTTAATGTACCTGAGCTAGGATTGTAAGTAAGACCAGTGTCGTGTTTTATCGCTGTAACTGCACCGCTTGTTGCTGCATCAAACTTAATTGTAAAGTCTGTGTCAGTTGATTCATCTGCTGTTGTTACTGCACCAGCGGCTGCCCATGATAATGTTTTGTCACCACTTGTTACTAAGGCTTGTCCAGCAGAACCATCTGCATTTGGCAATGTCCATATAACGTTAGAAGATGGTGAAACTGGTTGACCAAAACCCACATAATTGCTTGCATTACTATCAAGAAACCTTTGTTCTGTCACTGCTGATATAGATGAAGTTATCATACCAGTCGATGGATTATATGTCAATCCGCTATCTTGTTTAACTGCTGTGAGTGCTCCACTTGTTGTAGTAGCAAAGTAAAGTTTAAAGTCTGTATTTGTAGATGTATCAGATGAAATTGTTGCACCGGCTGCAGCAAAGCCTAAATGACCTTCGCCGTCTGTTACTAGAGCTTGTCCAGATGTACCATCTGATGGTGGTAAATGGAATGAAAGGTTACTGCTAAATGGTGAATGTGGCGATTTCAATGTCACAAAGTGCGAAGCATCAGAATCAGGAAATTTTATTGTATCAGACTGAAAACTTGCACCAATAATATTGGCAGTCCCAGAACTTACTTGTGTTGTAACGTATGCTTGCGTAGCAATTGGGAGGTTGCCTTGAGTTATGGTACCAATTACATCTACTGAACTATCAAACGTTGAAGGTCCTTTGACTGTAATACCATTCTTAACTATAAAATTCTTGTCTGCCATGGTTCATTGTCCCCTATGGTTATGTGATAATTGTTTGGTGTGCTTTAACTAATATTGTGGTTGCAGGATTACGTGTAAATTTAACTTCGATTGTGCCTGAGTTATTTGTTACAGCTAAAGATCCTAGATCACTATCACCGGTATGTACTATACCATATTCTGTACTCGCTATATTCGTTCCGTCAAATGCAGTCAATATTTTAGAGATTTGTGTCTCTGAAGAACTGTCGTTGTATGCGGAGATATTAAATTCTATTGCAGTAGATGCACCGCCTGTTACATACGATGCAACAATTGTAGCTGATCCGCTTGTTACTGATACACCAGCTGGTTGTGCTTTGACTATACCATCCTTAGTATAAAGAGTACCAATATAAGCACCTCTAAATCTTGCACCATCTGTACCAATATCAACTACATCTGAGTCAGAAGCAAATAATGCACCAGAAATATTTGCGCTATCGAGCGTTTTATTACTTAATGTTTGTGCACTTGCCGTTGTAACGGATTCAAATCCACCAGAGGTCGAACCATCATGCACTCTAATAGTATTAGATTGATTATCATATGATATTTCACCAGCAGCACCAATAAAGTTATCATTTTGAGCTGTTGTGCCACGTCTAAACTGGACTACTGTAGGCATTTATTTAATTCCTTATTTCTATATACTTGAATCTACCCCAAGATCTACTGTTGCTATTGAGCCTACAGGACTCATACATTCGAAAGTTTCTCCTGTCGAAACTCCAAACGCATCAATTTCACTTGCTGAGTCTACTGTGCCATAATCGCCTGTTGGAAAGCTGACTGTTGAAACACCTGTTATTATTGCGTTATCTACATATGATTTATTGGCTGCATCATTATTATCAGTAGGTGCGGATAAATTAACAATCTTAAGATTGCTCATGTTTATCTGACCAGTCATTGTTCCGCCAGATTTGGATAGCTTTCCTAATGTTGCCGAATCTATTATATTTTTTGTAATATCAGAATCGTTAAACCATTTAACTACATCATCGGCACTTTTATAAAAAAGTCTTCCGTCTTCATAGTTAATAGCCAATTCACCATAAGCTAAATCACCAACAAGGGGTATCTTGCCAGATGAATCTGATTTAAGTAGCTTAATTTGTACGTTCGACAATATTCATTCTTCTTTTTTAGTAAAACTGTATAATAATATTATTTTTATTTATAATGATTAGAATGTACCGCCGTCAACTACAGCAATAGATACTGCGCCAGACGACACACTAAAGTCAGTAGCGTTAAAAGAGGCGACACCCTTGTTAGATGATGTAGCAATTTCTGCGGCTACAGTCATTTGATTTGAGCCATCGACATATGTAAGATCGATACCTTCACCTGCTAAGAAGAAGTTAGAAGTTAAATGATCTTCAATGGCTTCCATAATCTTAACATCGTTAAATGTAATTGTATTGGAATCGTTAATACCAGCTTCGATATTAACTCCGTAGTTAAAGTCCCAAGCTGTATTTGAGTTATCCCAAATAATAGCAGGCTTAGTTCCAGAATATCCAGCCCCACCTACAGTAATACCTGCACCGTCAGCTTCAGTACCATCTCCAGCTGAATCAGCAAGTACAATATTCAGATCATTAACCGACATAGTTGTTGAGTTAATAATAGTCTGAACACCTTGAACAGTAAGGTTACCACGGATAATTAAATCACCACCATCTGAATCTTCAGGAGCTGGATCAATGTAAAGTGTATTTGAACCATCAGTAGAACTTAGAGTATTACCATTTAGTTTTAAATTATCTACTATAAGAGATGTTAATCCAGCAACATCACCGTCTAGATCGACTGTGATTGTCTGACCTGAAGCAGATGCAGTTAGATTAGTACCACCTGAAACTGTAAGAGACTGAGAAGCTAGGGCAACAGAACCTGTACCAGAATTACCAGCCGTACTTAATGTTGTAGTAATAGAAGCCGTAGAAGCCGCAGTCAATCGACCTTGTGCATCAACAGTAATAACTGGGATAGCTGCTGTACCACCATATGAACCAGCAGTTACCGATGTATTGTCTAGGTTAAAAGTAGCAGTGTTTGAAGTAACAGCAGAAGTTATCCCAGTACCACCGGCTAATGTAAGAGTTTCACTAGCTGTTTCAATATTTGTAGTACCACTATCACCAGCAATGTCTAAATCGTTGTTAGAGGAAACAGTTGAATCAACATAGGCTTTTGTGGCCGCATCCTGATTGCCAACAGGGTCAGTAACATTAGAAATAAGTGATGTACTAGCGTCAATAATACCCGACCCATTTGGATTTAGTGTGATATTACCATTCGTATTTGTTGAGCTAATAGTATTACCATTAATAGTAATATTATCTACATTCAACAAATCAATCTTACTATTAGCGTCTACTAAGAGTGCCGAAGAAGCTGTGAGAGTGCCAGGTGCATGGTCGAGTAGATTACTAAAATATTCACCGCCTATAGGAACAACAGATGTTGCTACACCGCTACCATCATCACCCTTACCAAAGAATAGTCTATCACCAAGATTTGCGTTAGTGCCTGTACCGGCTGAGTATGCTAATTCACCTGTGGCGAGAGACGATGGAGCCGCTACACCGGTCGAGCGTTTTATTCTAATTGTTGCGGCCATTAATAACTGCCTCCGTTAATATTTTGTTGTTCTAAATCTAAAGTAGCTTCCCATTTATCGGAAGTTCCGTTGTACACAAGTACACTACCATTTACTTTGCTTAAAGTGCTTATACCTTCAAGACCATTAATATTGTTAGTTGATTCCACAATACTGCGTACAGGTGTACCAACCTTAACCTTCTTTATTAAAGTCTCATTTAAAGTAACAGCTTTCTTTACTAAAGTCTCATTTAAAGTAACAGCTATAGTCGTCATATCTTTATATTACCTTGTAATAGATGCATTTACGTTAATTCTTCCTTCTAACACTCTTTCAACAATTAAGTTAGAATCGCTGTCAACAAAATGAATTTCAGTATCGTAAAGGTATCTACCAGGTTTAAGTGTTTCAGTTTGAGCATTTGTCAAAGAAAGATTCAAAATACCTGATGTTGCAGGCTCTGCAACCACGGCTAAAAAATCGTGAGTATCCGCACTATCAGAATTTATTGATCTTTTTAATTTTGCTTTAGCAGAAAAATTAGTTAAATTCTTAGCTGTATCATCTATTGAGTTTATTAAGTGTACTTCAATAGCTACGTCAGTACCTTGATCTATCTCAATTTCTTCATATTGCGCCATGAATAATACCTTTAGTTGCGTTCTTTACATTATTTATAACAAATATTTCCCCATACCAGAATAAAAAATAGATTCGTGGCAAGAATTAAATACACAAATAGCTTTACTTTCATCATAAAAAACTAACACTTTACCGATCACAGCTCCACCAGCTATTAATGTAGACTCTGTGTCTAATCTAATAAAGTAAGATTTATCAGGATCCATATGAGGCGTAAGTTTACATCTAAAGTACCAAACATCTTCACTTAAACTACAAAAATTAGAATTGGGAATTTCGTAACTAAAAAATCTATCAATACCATGATATAAATTAGTATAAAGTTTTATTGATTTCACAAACTTATTATATAAGTCTTGATTCTCATTATTATACCAAAGCATAATTGAAGAATTGTAGTAAGGTTTGGTCTGTTTTGAAAACTCCTGAGAAGGGTTATTCGAAACCCCTTCAAAAACTTGATCTATTAGAGTTAGTTTATTATGTGACGCTTCATCAAATATATGATCTATGTTATTTTGTATCACTACATCTAAATCTAAATAAAGATTGACACCATCATAATCATTTTGTTTAAATATGGTAAGTTTCCACCACCAATCTTTTAAATCAAGTCGTGTGTCTAATGAAACAATATTTATTCTTTCGTCAACACCCTCTGAATTTTCTGTGTAACAATAAAAGTTAAATGGCAAAGTGATATTTTTCTTTGCCATTCTATAAAGTCTGTTTACGTGTTCAGCGGTGAACTTGTTACCCCACTTAACACATATTACGTTGTGTTCCAAATTTTTTGTACCCATTCCGCTTTGTCTTCAATCATATTGTCGTCATATATAAAATGCACTAGTTTGATTTGATCGCCAAACTTCTCTTGAGTTATCAAAGGCTTGTTATAGTAATCGTAGTATTTATTTATTATATCCTTGTTGTTTCTGGACGAACCTTCTGTATGAATACCTAACCATTTACCTGGTAACTCCTCTATAAAATAACTAGAATCTGTAACAAAGTTTTGTTCGCCCATTCCCATAGTGCCAACTAATTTGCCATAGTGATTAATCCAGAAATCAGGATTAGAATAAAATTT